GAATTCGCTACGAATCGCACCGCGATTATGAAGCGCCTCAAGGAAATTTATCCAGCGGGAACGAAAAACCCACTGATGTCAGCATAACAGCAACTTTTTTAATGTTGCTGTTCAGCCAAGAAAGGGAATTGCTACAATGGCAGTTACCACTGCGGTAGTCGGTACTCCTCTTACCGAAGCTATCCTGACCGTGTACTCTCAGGAAGTCCTGCATGTTGCGCAACCGTTGCTCCGCTTTGAACAGGTTGCCAGCATTAAGCGTGAGTTGGGCGTGTTGCCCGGCTTGACGATCAAGTTCCTTCGTTACAACGCCCTCACGGGTGGTGCGGCGCTGACGGAAAACACGCCGATTGTCACCGATGCCATCACGGCGTCACAGATTCCTCTCTCCGTGTCGGAATTCGGCAAGGCCACCGCTGCAAGCGAACTGCTCCTCCGCTCGTCTTACGACGATGTGTTGTCGCAGTGCGCCACGCTGCTTGGCCGTCACTTTGCCAAGTTCCGCGACGGGCAGATTCGTGACACCCTGTACGGCGCGGCTGGCGTGCTGTACGCGAACGGTCGTTCGGCTCGAAGTGCCATTCTTTCCGGCGACACGTTTAACGTTGATCTGGTCCGCGAAGGCGTCGAGCAGTTGGCGACGAGCAAGGCTCCGAAGTTCAACGGCGATGCCTACATTTGCTACATTCACCCGCATCAGGCGAAAGCCCTGCGAGCGGATAAGGCATGGGTCAACGCCAGCAACTACGGCGCACCGGGCCAAATCTTCTTTGGCGAAATCGGACGCTTTGAGGATGTCCGCTTCATTGAAACCACACAGATCCGCAAGATCCTCAAGACTGACGGCTCGATCTACACCGACAATGAAGACACGGGTGTTGACGCTGGCGTGTACTCTGCAAACGCTGACGTTTATTCCGCGATCATGGTTGGCGATCATGCCGTTGGTTTGGCAATCGCGCTGGAAGCCGAACTTCGTGACAATGGCGTCACGGATTTTGGTCGTACTCACGAAATCGCCTACTACGGCATTTGGGGCACCGGCCTGATCGAATCGGCCCACACCCTGACGCTGGAATCGGCGTAATTCGGACAACTGAAACAAGCCTTTTGGTGGCGTAGGCTAAACGCCGCAGAATGCGTAGGGGGTGGGGGAAACTAAGTCGAGGGAATACCGAGGCTGACCCCCACCCCGACGTTAAAAAGGAAAACAAGCATGGGTAATAGCAAGCCGTTTGAACAGGGCATGTACATCCCCGATGCCGACGAAAACGCAGAATTGCGCAATGGCGGTATCAATGATGAATCTGGCGCAACGTTGGCTAAGAATGTTGTCGCTGCTAACATCACCGCTTCCGCTGGCACGTACGACCTCACCTCAACGGCCAATCGGGCGTTGAACGTGTTCTTCAGTCAGGACAACGGTAGCACGTACAAGAAGATTACTTTCACCGGCATCGTTGGCGTTACTCCAGCGGCCACCACTGCCGCCGAAATCGCGGCACTGCTGAACGCCAACACCGTGTTCTCGCAGTTCTTCTTGGCGATCAACAATGCGGGTACTCTTGAAATTCAGCGGAAACTTCCGTCTTCGCGTTTCAAGACGTACTTCACCGGCACGTTGGCTGCTGTTCTTGGCACCGACTTTACCACGGCCATTGCTCCGGGTTCCGCTGTGGCTGCGGGAACGAACGCTGGTTTGCCGTTTGAATTCACCATGTTGGACCAGATTGGCAATCCGATTGTTAATGGAGATGTCTACCTGTATAACTTGGTGAGCGGTTCTGCTTCGGCAACGTCGGGCATTGGCCTTATCAGCAAAGGCCAGTTGATCGGCGATCAGGCGCAGTACAACGGCGCACAGATGAAGACCGACCTTGACGGCAAGATTGCTGGCTACGTGACCGATACGGCGAATGAAGCCGTTGTTGTTACCGCCCGTCCGTTGCACGGTACGTCCAAGATGGCCGTCGCCTTGCAGGGCACCAAGACGTTGACGTTCACCTAAATCAGTAGTCTGATTTAGGAAAGAAGTGAACAAGGATACGGGTGTGCTGGTTCTAGTGAGCCAGCACACCTGATCCACTTAAAGAGAGGAGTCAATGCCGTGGCTAAGGAACATGACATGAATACCCCGAAGTCGATGGTGGAACGTGGTGAAAGTGCGCTGGTGGAGCACGCTGCAATGCCGCAATCGCAAGTCGCAATGACGACTAATTCGGGCGCAATCGGCGGCTCTGGGTCGCTTAAAAGTGGCGACAAGGCAAAAGAACAGATTGCGCGAAAAGAACTACAGCACAAGCTGGACGCGGCGGCGCTACGTTACATGCAGGCGAATCCGGCCATTGCAAATTCCTTTGTGACTGTCCGAGCGACGAAGACGCAACATCCGGCTCCGCGTGTGGGAACGTTCAATTTCCAAGAAGTGTACAACTGTTTTATCGAAGGCATGCGTTACAAATGCCCGAATACAGTTGCGCAGCACTTGGAAGAGACTGAGAACGCCAACATCCTTGGGTAGGAATTTTGACCAATGGCAATTGTCGAAACGTTCATAGATTCATTTGCCATACAGGATTCTCCGAAGCGTTTGGAACTCGTCGGAAGATTGCGCGTATTAACGCAGACATCTTCCGGCGAAGTTCCAGACGGAGACGCTTCAAAGTTCCTGTGGGCGGGTGCAATGCTATTCAACTCCAACTTGTCCAGTTGGAGCGAAATCACACCCATACAGGAACACGGAATCATTCTGTGGTCCGCGATTCAGACGCTTGACGCGCTTCTCTTCAAGTGGAGTCGCTACTTCGAGATTGATTCACGTGTGGGCAAGACTAAACCAAACGTCCGTGTTGAAAATGGTATCAAGTTAAAAGCCATCCTGATGCAGCAATTCCGCGACTACGTTTCGGACTCTGGCTTGGATCTTGGAGATGAACTTGTTGTCGGGGAATGGTATCGCCGCGATCAGGTACAGAACTACGATGTACCATACGACACACGGCGTACCCCTGAAGCAGTCCCGCTGCAAGTTTCCGCGCAAGGCGTTGGCACGTTTGACGTGGTGTGGACGAAGACAGAGATTTCGGATTTCATGGCGTACATTCTCTACATCGACACGAATCCGAATCTTGAGGACAAGACCCGTTACGGTGAGACGGACAAGTGTGGTGTCCGTTCGGACGTTACCGAAGTCTCTTACGTTGACAAGCAGCATCAGTCAGGCTTGCGCGTGCTAGTTGCTGCCGGAACGTATTGGGCCGTCCTTGCGCTCGTCACGCTCAATGGCCGTGTGGCTTTGAGCAACGAAGTAAGAATTGTTGTCAGTTAAAGGGTAAGTACAATGGTGATGATTCCAGTCTACCCTGTGGGCCTCGATGATGAAGATGTTGGCGTTTTCAACGAGGAACTGAAGTCGATCTGGCAACAGGAACGGGCATTGCTGAATTACCCTTTGGCGAATTTTCGTTTCTACACGTACTCGCTGGAGAGCGGGGCCGTTGTCACAACGTTGACGCAGCAGTTTGATAACGTGGAAGTGAGTGTACCAGACCTTGACGATGAAGTGCTTGTCAACAGCGGCGGACTCATTCTTCCGACAGACAGGTTCCTCTCGGCTTACGATGTTCAGCCGCACATGTTGTCCATCGTTGAGTGGCCCTCCAACTCTGGCAACATTTTCTCTTTCCGCCGCATGGAGTACAACCCGCGAAGCGGACGGCTTGAAACGTTAATCCGGCAGGGCAACAATTTGAGTGGCCGGATTTACAGGCGGCTTCTTTCCGAGAAACCGGCTGGAAGCAACTGGAAGATTGACCGGACGTACAAGGACATTCTGATTACGGCGAACAGAAGCGATCTGTTCTTCGATGATCGAATGTTGTTCACCGGAATAGTTGAAGTTGGTGACATTGTATTCTGGTCTTTGAAGGAGGCTTTCACATACGTCAACAATGATGGAGTTGCAGTCCCGTTCACGCCTTCGGTGCATGACTTTATCTTGGATAAGAACCACCTAGGCAGAACGGAGACTTACGAAGTAACCGGCGTTCAACTCGATCAAATGCAGGGTTTCTACCGCTTGCTTTGCCGTCGAGTTACTGAACGCGGTGGCGAATAAATCACGGAGGCACTGCCATGAGTTACGAAATTCTTGAATCGGCACGAGCGGCGCTTGTGAAATACTTGGACACAGAATTAAGCGTCATTCAGTCGGATCGGCCAGAAGCAGAACGGAATCATATTGGCGACAATGTGTTTCCGTCAAAGGTACTGGCCGCTAGTCGTTTGACCACGGAGGTTGAGGGGCAGACAGCCCTTTTTGCGCTCGCGTTCTTTATGAAAGACGACGAAGACAGTCCTTGCGGAAGGACCAACGGCGTCGTGGTAATTGACATCGTGAGCCTCGAAGACAACAAAAAGGTGATGTGGGAAGTTCTGAGGGCCGCGAAGAAAGCTGTGCATTGCCGTCGAATGCAAGAAGCTGCGGAAAGCCAAAATCTCAGAATTGTTGTTTCCCTTTTTAAGCAAGTCACCGCAGAAGATGGTGGACAAGATCCCGAAGTTCAGGCATACGTCCTGCACTCCGAATGGACCGCTAAATATGTTCGTACCGATACCCAAGTGGTTACGGCATAGAAGGAGAACTCCGATGGCAACCATTGGCTTCTCTAGCGGACGAGGGGTACTAGGGAAATTTCGTTCACACATTTTTGCGAGGGCGCTGAGGAACGTTGCGGAGAAATGGGCTAAAGCTGTTCGTAAGGCGGCTCCTTACGATAGGCACAAGCAACTCGGACCAGAAACGCGAGAAACAGGTAAACATCTAAAGGAAAGCATCTACGTTCGTACTCGCGGCACATCCGTTGAAGTTGTTTCTGACCGGAAGTATCTCGCATACGTTCTGAAGGGAACTAAGAAGCACAGAATTCCGGCTGATGGGGGTGTTGTCTCCTTCTATTGGCCGAACGGACTTGTCATTGGTACTCAGGGACGTGTACCGGGCACCATTTGGAGATACAGTAAAAAACAAGGGCGTAGACTTCTT